TTCTTAGTTGCCTGTCGGAAGTCCTTAGAAGCGTTTAGCTGTTGAACTAGCTCATCATAGGTCTTAGCTAGGCTGTCTCGTTGCTTAGCGATGTTAGTTAGTAGGGTTCTGGATGCCGATGCACTAGCCCTGAGCTGAGAAGCGACAGTATCGCTAATAAGCCCGATTCTCAGACCCTCTTCAATCTTGTCGTTTATGGCATCGAACGAGCCAATAACCTGTTGCTCGAAACGACCAATCTCAGCCTCTACTCTGGGTAGCGGGCGAGTGGAGGCAAGCAGGTCAGCCATGCCCTCCTTAAACGCTTTTGCCGCTTCTCTAATCTGGTAAAGACGCTCTAATTCGGTGTTTATTGCATCTACACGAATAGCGATGGTCTTTAGCTGTTGCTCATAAGAGGCTGTTAGAAGAGAAAGTTGTTCTGATACTCCAGCATCGAACAAGCCAGCATCTACGCCAGCGGTAATCTTCTCATAGAAGCCTGTAAAGGTATCCGCTACCTGCTTCTCAAACTCTCCTCGCTTATCGAGCAAGGATGCAAATGGATTTACGCTTTCAAACATCTGCTTTAGGTCAGCGGAGTAATCAGCGGCTTTATTCTTGTAATCCTCTAGAGCCTTAGTTGCCTCTTCGAGCTTCTTCTTTAGCTCATTTATTCCAGCCTCAGTAGAATAGTAAATCTTCTCTATCTGGTCTACAGTCTTTTGACCGCCCCTGATTATGCGGTCATAAACCTTTTCCCAATCAGCCCCAGCAAGAATTTTGTCAATGAGAGCTTCGCTAATGCCTAGTTTTTCTAGTTTGCCCGAAGCGGCGTATTTCTTAGCCTCGTCCTCCAGCCCAGCCATGAAGTCTTTCCAAGGATTAGCCTTCTTCATAGCCCCGCCAGCGGATTTAGCAACCGATGTTCCAAGGGCTGTTCCAACCTTTGAGCCAATAGCGTTTGCGGCGGCTGGAGTAATGCTTGCGGCTTCTGCTAGGGCTGGAAGTGAGGTTTCTTTTACGCCCTCGAAGCCCTTTTTAAAGGATTTGCCAATGCCGCTCATGTCAATGTTTAGAAGGTTTGCCAGCCAGCCGAACATAGGCTCTAGAACATTCTTCCATGTCCATTCGACTGCTTGCCCAATAGCCTCGAACACTTGTTCGAACATCGCTTGGGTTTGCGGAAGATTAGAATTTACCCAAGCGGCAAAATCCTGAATAAGCGGGGTTACATAATCGCTGAATACCTGAGCTAATCCCATTAGGACTCTGATGAGGGGCTGGATTAGGTCAGCAAAGAATTTGATTGTTGGAATTACGGCGGCATTTATGTATCCCGCAATAACCTCTAAGGCTGGAACTACCCAACTATTTAGAACCATGCCTAGAAGCTCTAGCCCATCTCGGATTAGCGGTTCTAAGACACCTACTAGGTTGTTTATGATAGGAACAATTAGATTTACAACATCTATAAACGGCGGCAGAATCATGGCTACTAGCTCAGCGAATAGCTCAGAAATGAGAATTAGCGGCTCGGTCAGCGGCATTAGCGAATCAACAAGAGGCGTTAGATTATCTGTAATCGCTGAAATAGCTGGAGATAGAGCGGCAAATGTCTCTACGAGCATTGGCGTTAGCTCTTGGATAAGCGGTGCCATCGCCTCTGTTAGTTCGCCTAAAACTGGCAATAGGGCAGTACCCATAGCCGCCGTCATTTCTTGAAGGCGAGCCCCTACGGTTTTTACCGAGTTACCATAGACATCTTGGTATTTTACGAAGTCGCCCTGAGCAACGCCTAGCCCCTCCAGCATGAGGGCGTTGGTTGCTAACAATCGAGCTTGGTCACTCAGGGGTCCGCTACCGTTATAAAGCTCCATCGCCATAGCTTTGGCTTCAACCTTAGCTCCGTCAATCAGAATGTTGAATCTACGGAGCGGCTCGAACTGACCTCTAAGACCTGATGATAGGGCGGCTAATGCCTCTTCTGGATGGACATCGAAGAACGAACCGAGGTCACCAGCGGCTTGCACTAGGTCAGTCGAGAACTTACCCATCTCGGTGCCAGCTAGACCAGCTGAGGAGGCGAACACACCGAAAGATTTTGCGGCTCGTAGAGCGGCTGTTTCGCTAAGACCAGTTAGGTCAGCGGCTTGTTTAGCAAAGTCTTGAACGACCTTTGCTCCATCGAGGAATACCTGATTTACACCCTCGAACTCTGCTTCAAACGCAACAGCACTATTTATTGCTGAGCCAAAGAGGTTTACCGCTCCGATAGCCGCCGCCGCACCAGCGACCATGCCACCTAGTTTTTTGATGGATGCTCCGAAGCCAGCGGCTCCGTCTTTTCCAGATTTGTCTAGGGATTGAGAAATGTCTTTAGAAGAGGCTTCGACTTTTTTCTCTAGGTCTTGGATAGCGGCTTCGGCTTTAGCCATGCCAGCTTTGAAGTTAGATACATCAGCTTCTAGCTTGGCGATAACCGCCATCGTGGATGCCATTACTAACCTCTTCTAGTGCTTGCTCTTCGGTTTTCCTCTGGCTCAACGATTGTTAGGATTGCCAGCCAGTCAATCCATTCTTCGGCAGACAACGGCTGGAAGGCGGGGCTACCGTATTCGAGTTCTCGAACAGTTCGCCCCAACCTTTCAGCGACTAAGAATCTTGCTCTTCGCTCGTTGTCGAGGAGGATTTTTTTCCTGCCGCCTCAATCGCATCGTCAGTAAGACCCGATAGTCGAGTTCCCACATCTACGAGCTTTTGGATAGCGGCGGCTGATTTTTGCTTCAGAACTGGAATGTCACCTTCGGTAAAAAGCTTCTCGCCAGTCTCAGGGTCGTAAGCAGTTCCGATGAGGATGCCTACTGTAAAAGCCTTGATGTCGGACTTCTTTGTCTCAGGGTTGTATACCGAGGTTAGAAAGTCGTCCTTAGCTCCGAGGCTAAAGCCCTTTACTAGAACTTTTACTCCCCACTCGTCAATCGAAACGATTTCTGATGGGGTGTCGTTTGTTACTGCTAGAATCTTGTCACGAAGCGACATTTTTTACTCCTTGGGTTTAGTATGTACCAATCGTAGTAGCCCCAGTCCTCTGGAACTCTACTGATAATGATACTACATCCCCCACAGGAACGCTGATGTCATAGGCGGTTACGATAACTTCCTGAGTGTATTTTTTCTTGCCTGAGCCGTTGCCCTCTGGTCCAAAGACTAGGGTTGCTGAAGCGTTAGTTCCAGCGATAAGGGCGTTGATTGTGCCCTCAATAACGGTAGCTGAGGTAGCGTCAAATAGCCCGCTCAGAGAGATGGTTGCATCGTTTAGACCAGTAATGTAGGTCTTGGCGTTGCTTCCAAAAGTGGTAGTTTCTGCGGTCTCAATGGACTGGCTGAACGAGAACTCGTTTGAAATGCTCGACAGGGCAGTCAGCGAACCCGCAGAGTTGTCTAGCTCAAAAGAGCCGTTTTTTCCGTGGACAAATGCCATTAGTTTCTCCTTGATAGTGATACTGAGAAGGTGATACTGCCAGAACCCGCTGGGGTGACCTGATAGCGTAGGTAACGATTTACTGTTCCCGTTGCCGTAGCAGTTTCGCTCGTTAGGGTTGTAGCTCCCACCGAAGTAAAGGTGATGAGGTCTGCCCATGTTGAGTTGTCAGCAGAGTGCTGAACCTTAATTACTGTTGCTCCATTCATGGTGTTAGCCGTAACATGGAGATTAGCTCTTGCTCCCAAAGCCGAGGAAGCTGAGCCGTCAACAGAAGCTCCGTTAGCTGAGGTAGTTGCGGTTGCCTTGCCAGCTAAAATAATTCCGTTTCTGAGACCGCCTGTTACTTGGAACTCCCCTGATAGGGCAACAACATCCGCTACTGGAACGGTAATGTCGTATGCGGTCTGCTTAGCCTCAGCCATAACGCATGAGCTACCGATAGTAAGCCCAGCATCATGAGCCAGAGTAATAGCTGGCGTAGAGTCGTTAGCGATTATGCTCTCTAGAACAGCCGCAACAGCATTGGCATCGCCATCGAACATGCCGCTGAAAGACATAGTTCCATCGTTTAGCCCCGTAATGTAAGTCTTAGCTGATGAGCCAAAGGTCGTAGTTTCTGCAACCTCGATTGACTGGCTGGAGCTTAGCTCGTTGAAATAAGCGGATAGGTCATACTGAGCGACCAGCACTCGACCATCTTTACCATGTCTAAAAGGCATTATTCTTTGTCTCCAAACTTAGCTAGTGCATCCTCAGATACAATTCTGATTGGCTGAGTATCTACATCCTCCGCTTTGATAGCGGGCTTAGTTTCTACCTCAGCCTTAGTCGCCCCAGTACGCTCGATGATGCCGCTTTCGAGTAGCCAAGGGATTGAGTCTTTGGGCAGGTCGGATACAACCTCCCCTGCCTCTGCTCTTTTGTTAGGTGGGTAGTCAATACCCTTCAAAACAAGATAATCGTTCTTTGCCATAAAATCCTCTTTTCTAAGGTAATGGTAAGGTTTTTTACTGAACTACTAACACGCCCAGACTATTCTTCATAGCCGCAGTCGAAGCAGTAGGACTTGATTCCGCCCATAGTTTCTATTTGGCGAAGCTGTTCGTGCGAACAAATGTTCGCATCGGGGTCGTTTATAGCCATAAACGGCTCTGTGCGGCTCACAGGAGGGCTATCGTCTACCATCTGGGATAGAACGAGCCTCATCGTTTCTAGGTTCGCCAAAACGCCATCTATTGCAACGGCTAGTTTCTCAGCCTCATCTCTACGCATAGCTGACCTCGAAGTTGCAGGTAAATTCGTACTCTAGATTTTCGTTCGAGCCTAGAGAGATAATGCTGGTAATTGGTCTAACCCGCAAAAACTGGATGCCTGAAAGAGTCTGGTTGCTGATAGTCGATAGGGCATTCTGAATAGCGGTTATGTGAGCCAGCGGGGTTGCATAATCCTCTGGCACGCCGATTACACGAACCTGCAAGGAGGGCTGATGGATGGAGATTCCCGATTTCTGGGTTTCTATAACCTGCCCTGAATACTGAGTAAGCAAAGCGGTCAGAATGCCAGTTGGCGGAACAGCTCCGATAAACAGATTAGTTCCCATCGTTCCCAAGCTGGGCGTTCTGCTTTGCAAAAAGGTTGCTAATGCTACAATCCAATTCATTTAGATAAAATCCTTGTTATTCGCCTTTTCAGGTTTTCTTCTAGTTTAGGCAATCTATTTCTAAACGGGGTCTCTAAATACTTAGCCTGTTTGCCCTCTTTATGGCGAATGCTCAAATCCTCATGCTGTCTAAGAGCATAAGCCATCGCCGCCCCTCCATAGCCCATTACAAGCTCGATTTTGTTGCCCTTTTGTTTTGCGGGAAGCAGAACTCCAGACCTCCGAAGAGTTCCAGTATCTACAGGAACTATCCGCTGAGACTCTCTAAAAATCAGTTGCCCCTCTTCGGTTAGGGCTTGCATGATAGCTGGAACAGCCTGATTGCCCGCTTTAGCTAACAGCATCATCAGCTTGTTAGCCCCGATAAGCTCTATTTTTACTGGCATTATGCGAACTCCACAGTCGTATGATTTGCTTCCTTCTCATCGAAATAGGTTATTACTCGAACAGCCTTTACTTGCTGTCCATTTACAGTAATAATCGCTCCCTTCTCGATGTTATAGACCCCATCCATAATGATTTGCCCAGTAGGAACATCGGCAGGGATGTCCTCAGCGGAATAGTTTTCGTTGCGAATAAAAGTCAGGTGGCATTTGAAAGGAACTACTGCCCCGCCTGTTCGCTTGCCATAAACATCCCTACTGGTCACATTTTGAAATGAGCCAGAGGTAATCATCAAGTCTTTTAGCTCTTGGTCTAATGCCATTTATCCCCCTATGGGCGAAGCTCGTCAAACTGCCCGATTGTAAATTGCATCGGTGCAGATACAAAATACGGGCTGGCTGAGTTATCCTGCTTGCCTAGTTTGAGCTTAGCGGCGAGAGTCTGATACCACTTAGCGGTTTCGGCATACTGGACGGAGATAGATAGGTCACCAACGCTCCGAGAGGTAACAGCCGCCTCTTTGCCGTATTTCATGGCGATAGTAGCCGCTACCTGAGAAGCCGTTATGTAAATCTGGTTATCATAGGTTTCTAGCAGATAAACAATTTCCTCATCGCTCAGACTAGCCTCGGTCTCGATTGTATCCTGAGCTAGAAAACGAACCTCGTCTTTTAGCGTTGGGAATATGCCCGCTACGGGCTGGGAATAAGTGTAGGTCATGATAGGTCTGCCTCGTAAATGCCCTCGATGTGAAAAGTATCAGCGGTTGCCAATGTAATCGGCTCCCCTTGTTTAAATGCAAAATCATAGATTCTATTGCCCTGAGAATCTGTTGTAAATAAATCCATGCGGGTAGTATCTGGGAAAGCGTGTCCAGAGATTTGATATTGCTTACCATCGGAGGCATCATGCAAACATCCCTGTCTAGTCATAAGGGGATGGATGGTCTTAAACGGCAAATCCATGTAATACTGCCCAGTTCCGAAGTTTGTAATGTTAGTCATGATAACCCGATACGAAAAATAGCATAGATTTCCAATTAGGGTGTATCGCCCAAAAAATGCTGGTCCAGTAACAACAACGCCAGTTCCGCCTCCAGTTGGGGTAAAAGCAACTGGGATGGGTGATAATGCAACTGGGGTGCCATTAGAGACATCGAAGTTTATTACTCCGCTATCAGCAACTTCTAGCTTCTGGGTAACCAGATGTCTAAACTGATTAAATGCCATGATAATCCTTTCTTAGCAAGCAACCCCCCACCCTAGAGTGGGCAGGGGGTCGCTAAGGGGTAGCTAATTAGGCTACAGCGGTAGCAAAGTACGCACCGAGGTCAGCGGCGACAACCTTGTTGTCCATCGCAACCTGAGACTCTACATAAGTAGCGGCGTTTTGCTCTAGTCGGTACTGCTTAGTTCCAACGGTTAGTCCGAGACCTTCTGAAACGCCTCTCCACATGAAAGTGTATCCAGCGGAAGGAGTCAGTAGACCTGGGGCATCAGCGGAGTGAACAAGAAGTGCAGACTTGCCGAAGTTGAAGCTGAAGGAGCCAGTCTGACCCTCAGCGGCGGTGTTCTTTACAGACTTAGCAACTAGAACCTCGTCTAGACCGAATAGCTGTGCAAGATAGTTAGTGTCTGGCACTTGGTTACCTGTGTACTTAACACGGTCAATGATGTCTGGGTGGTTGCGTAGAACAGCGTATACATCGTATCCAAGAACTAGCTTGTTTGGCTCGAAACCAGTTGTAGATAGAATCTTGGTCTTAGCGGCTTCGATGTCCTGAATAGGGTCGGAGTTAGCTAGGTCAGACCACTGCTTGAACTGTCCAGAAGATGGGCTTCCAGATACACCTGTGTAGTCGGTGCCCCATACGCCAGTCTTGATGTACTTGCTTACGAAGTCAGCCTCCATGCGGTTCAGGATTAGCTGAGCGGTGAAGCGAGCGGCATCCCGTAGTGGGTCTAGCGGAACATCGTAGTTAGCCATTAGCTGGTCGCCAATAGCCTTCTTGACTGCATAGACATGAGCGAAGTAGTTGTCGGTGCTTAGGTTGTAGCCAGCAGTAGCGGCTTCAGCTCCATCAGCACGAACCTGAGCATCATCTCTGAACCAGTCCTCTTTGGTGTACTTGAAGTATAGGTCGCTCTGCTTGTCCACAGGAACTACAGGGAAGACCTTGCTTGCGATGAAGTTGTCTGCCGACTGGATGTATGCCAACGAGGTGTTGGTCAAAATCGCATCGACATGGACTTGGGATAGTGTTGGGTTAGCCATTTAGTTCATTCTCCTTAAGCGGCTCGACCTGCGTTAGCACAGTTAATTGCAACAGTAATGATGTCACCAGCGGCACCAGCGGCGGTAATGGCACGACCTAGTAGATACTTGGTGGTGTCAGTACCCGGTACAACGGTTACAGCAGTTCCAGTTGAAGTTGTGCCAACAGCGGCACCTGCGGTGATAGCGGCGGAAGCCTTTAGCTTGACGATGCCTGATACGGCAACCTCAGCAGTCTCTCCCGATGTTGGGTCATTTAGCAGAACTCCGATTGGAGTGTCTGTTGCGGCGGCAACTGCAACTACGCCAGTTCCGCTGATTTTAACGAAGGTGTACTGCAACGCAGACAGGTTAGCCCCCGCTGGGATAGACAGGACAACCTGTGAATCTACATACTCATAAGCCATTAGCGGGTAACCTCTTCCATGTAACGCTTAGCTAGTTCTGGGTTAGCATCGAGAGCCTTCTCGATACCCTGTTCGATAGTCTTAGCGACTCCCGACTCTACGAAGCTTTTGGCAATTACCTTAGCCTCGTCAAGTGCAGAAGGGGTTGAACCAGTAGCGGTACCAAACTCCTTCAGCAATCCTGATTCTGCAACCTGAGCCTCAGCGGAAGCGAGAACGGTCTCGACCGCCTTAGCAAGCTCTGGGTTGGTCTCGTTTAGACGGCGTAGGGCTGGAGCTACAACATCGTGCTCAATGCCGATGTTTGGATAGGTCTCCTTGGACTTAGTGATAGCCTCAGCATCAAGGCGGGTCTCACGCTCTTTGCGGATTTCCTCAGTTGCCTTAGCAACCTGCTCAGCCTGAGCCTTGAAAGCCTTTGCAAATACAGAACGCTGGTCAGCTGGTAGAGCCAAAACTGACTTTGCAACTTCCTCGTCCATCATTTCCATAGCGGCCTTCATTTCCTCATCCATGTATTCGCCCTTCTCAGCCTCATCCTCCATCTCGGAGTTTGAAGACATAAGAGCTTCTAGTTTGGATGCAAGGTCGGCGGCTTGGTTCTTAGCGGCTTCTAGAGCGGCTTCGAGGTCTGCCACCTTCATCTCATACTCGCCAACTGCCTTGGCAACGGCGAGGTCAATCTGTTCCTGTACAGAACTCAAATTATCCTCCTCGGACATGCCCAATGCAGTTAGCATTTGAGCTTTCATCTGGTTTTCTTTATCGGCACTTTTCATAACGATAAAGCCATCGTGAAGATGTGCCGCTCTATCTACTCCAGAAGTCTCGAAAACTTCTAGTTCGACGAGTTTTTGATTAGCCATACTTCCCTTTCGTATTCAAGGTAATGGTTACGAATTAGTGTAAGGCTTTGACACGCCCAAAGGGTTATGTAGCTGGGCATTTTGCTAAAAGCGGCTAAGAGCCTCTAATTTTTTTGGATGGGGTTTCTGCTCATGGAGCATACGAAAGTGCCTCCTTGGGCTACTCCTTGCCCGAATTGAGTGCTTTTATCAGCCCCTCTAGCTCAGCTCTCCGCCTTGCAAGCTTGGTTTTTTCGCTGTCTAATAGGGGGTCTCTCCATCTGCCGTTATCTCTTATTTGGTGGAGCGGCATACCCTCAAAATCATCTATGAAAAACCATTTTTGATTTTGGTCGTCATAAGCCAGCTCAAAATGATAGTAAATCTGTTTAGAACTCCGTGATTCCAATTTGCTCTCCGTTCTTCCAGCTTGCGATGGTTGCCCCTCCGTCTGAGTATAGAACTGTTGCTACTATGGTCGCATCTGGATACTGATGGGCAAGATGCTCTAGTGCTTTATCTGGGAAATCCCAAATGGTGTCAAACTCGTAGATAACCATGTTTTCATCTAGTTTTTCAAACCGCCTAGCATTT